ATGCTAAAAAAGCCAACCCAGTCAACTGCAAATAGCCCTACAGTGCCTCCACCTAAGAAGGCAAGTCCTGCCTGAGCAAAAGTCTTTACAGCACGCTCTCCGGCACTGTTGATAAATTCTTTACTAAACATCTCCATTAGTCCAATCTTGATTGTTGTTTCTTCCGTCTTGCCACGATGCACTTACAGTGTACGCCGTCGTGATAATTGAGATAAGCGATACGCCGCCAGTTATCAAAGTAACCCCGACGCCCCACTGGTCAACCAGGAACGTCACAGCACCGAAGATAATCATTGCAAAGCCGAGACGGTATGATCCAAAGATTAGCTTGCGCCGAAACTTCCAGCTTGCACCAGTTGCGGATTCAGGTTCATCCTTAAGGAAGAACACACCGTCAAACATCTTTACAAGGGTCTTTTGCAACATTCGCAAACCTCTCGTACGGGCTTCTTTACATTAGCAAGGATTAGCTTGTATACGTCAACCTTGTCAGACGTTACGCCAAAGACTCCCTTCAGAGTCTTGGACGCCGTGACGTGGACGTGAGGGCCAGAACTTTTGCCAGTGTTACCTAGCAGCCCGACTGTCTGACCCTTGCGTAGCTTCTGCCCGACTCGGTAGCCCGGCTTTGCATCCATATGGCAGTAACCCAAGTACCAGATAACGCCGTCTTTATCCATAGCCGTTTGCACGACAACCCAACCTAAGACTTCTGAGAACTGAATCAACCTAATCGTACCTTTGGCGATTGCAGGGATTCGTGTGCCTAGTGGTCTAGCCCAATCAGTTCCGGAGTGGGGTTGCATACCGTTTGCTTTTCTAAAGTTGCTCATCTCGCCATAGTGCGAGGTTATGTATTTGGCTGCGTATGGTAAGCGCCAATCGGCTGTCCTGTCAGAGAAGCGACTCACTTTGACTTCCTTGGTTTGTATATTTTAGCCACGAAGTAAGCTCACTAACCCGACTGCCACTGCTCCCAGTGTTGCGCCGTAGACGCCGTAGACAAGGCGAGCGATAAGCTCAACCTTTGCTAAACGAGTTTCCATATTGGCAACCTTTTCAGGTAGATACTTCAAGCCACGCAGCTCCGCAAACATCTCAATCTGATTCTCGTTAACTTCCATAAGCTTTTCATAAACTTGGACGTTAGTTATGCGTACGGATGTGCCTTCTTCAGCCATTGTTATGCGCCCGTGATTGCGGAGATTTCTTCAGCGGTCAACCCAAGCTCTGCAAGTTTTGCAACACCTGAAGCCTTGGCTTCTGCTTTTGCCTCAGCCGCTTCTTCGTCTGCCACACGGTCTGCCTCTGACTGAATTGCCATAACTTCACGCTCGTCTATCTCAACCTGAGTCAACGGGATTTCCTCACGGGTTCCAGTAGCGCAGTTGATAACCAGCTTTGTTGGATTAGACATTATCTACTTCTTTCCATGTAAGGGTTTCTTCGTCCCATGTGTACATTTTATCATCTTCAGGATACGTAGTAGGGGCTTGCCATTGGCAAGTCTTGTCTAGCTCCCAAGAAGGGTAAGGCTGAGGCGCTATGAAAGCGTCTAGCTCTGAGTCGTAGCTAAACCCAACACCCGCATAGTTGAACCGAATGGTTGCGTTGTAGCTAGTCTGAATCCAAGTGCCGCCGAATGTGTCAATCAACCAGTCATAGCCTTCATTCGGGAAAGCGTTGTTAGTGACCAAGACTCTAATGACAATGTTGTTCTCGTCTAGTTCTGCGAAGTGTGCCATTATGCACCATACCTTATGATTACGATACCTGAGCCACCTGCGCCAGAATTTCCATAGCTAGGATTTTGACCGCCACCTCCGCCGCCACCGCCAGTTCCAACTAGTCCAGAGAATCCAACTACTGCGCTAGTTCCGCCATTGCCGCCACCTCCAGTTCCAGCTATCCCTTGGGTTCCAGCTTGAAGAGTGTACCCTCGACCACCACCACCTGCCCTAGTCACGCTAGTTCCAGTTATTGAACTTGCTAAGCCATTACCACCATTCCCTGTTGATGTTCCTGCAATACCTGATGAACCTGCGCCACCTCCGCCGCCGCCTGTAAATGGGCTTCCAGCACGACCAGCGCCACCAGACAATCCTTGGCCAGAGGTGCCTGCTCCACCTGCATATGAATTGCTATCATCGCCAGCACCACCGCCACCCGAGCCACCAGCACCACCAGCTTCGCCGTTATTATAGCCACCACCTCGGCCACCGCCGTCGGCAGTTATACTGTTAAAAACGCTGTTGCTTCCTACTGTACCTGCGCTATAGCTTCCACTTGTATTAGCTGGGCCACCTGCTCCCACAGTTATTGCATAACCAGTACCATTAGTCAGTGAAGAGGTTGATTCGGCGCTAGAGTTTGCGCCTGAAGATTCACCAACGACACTTGAGCGATAACCACCAGCGCCGCCTGCTCCTGAGATAATTCCAAAGCCACCCGAACCGCCTCCTGCAATAATTAGGTACTCACAAGTCAAGTCCTCGGTAGGTGTGAACGTGCCTGATGCTGTAAAGACGTGCACCCATTTGTTGTTGGCAGCGTCGTAGCTAATCATTCCGCCAGTTGCTTTTGGTGCGCCTGATCCAGCGGTTGATTTGATTCCGTATAGGGTTGCGGTGCTGTGTTCCATAAGAGTGCCGTTTTTTCCTAAAACTGTAATGCTCGTAATTGGGTCAGTTACATTCCACAATCCTGCTGTCAAGTGTTGTCCAGCATTGGTAGCATTGTTTTCGCTAACACCTGCTGCGCTGTAAGATTTTGCAACAGAGCTTCTGTAATTAGGAATGTAGATTTCGGTGTTTCCAAAGGTGTTTGATGTTCCTGAATTGCCTGTCGCAAGAGCAGCTTGACCATAAGTGTTAGTTTGAGAACCGACTGAACCATTATCTCCATAAAGAAGCCTGTGGCTAAAGTTTGCAGCAGAGCCGTTTATTTGAATTTCAATGTCATCTGAAACATAGGCTCTTGTAGTGCGAAAAGACACCAAAATCATAAGGTCCGTATAGGTATCAGGGATGTCACCGACAGCCATAAACTCAATACTTGCCGCTCCACCTGAGCCGACTGTTACGGTTTCTATTGCTTGCATTGTTTACGCCTCGATTCCGTATAGGGAAAATGTGGAGCCGGATAAAATGGTGTAGCTACCACTAGGAGTAATACTTAGAGAAGTAACCGCTGCATTGCTTGGCCACCTTCCAGCTAAAGCGTAAGCCCCATACCCGGAATCTGAACCAAGTCCAGCCCTGTACAAAATAGATTTATGTTTGTCCGTTGCGGAATAATCCATAACGCTAATTACTCCCGGTAAAAAATTACTTGATGCCATTCCATAAAGCAGCTGAATGTTTGTAACGGATTGGCTCGCAGAAGTGGCGCTTAATCCGTTTCCCTGCATGAAGACAGCCGAATAAGTCGAACTAGTATCAGAATTGAAATTAAGGCCATTATCCCTAACCCCATCAGAGCCTGCAAAAGAATGTTTAGTGGAGGTAACCAAAACCAAGTCCCGATAAGTTTGCGGAATACTAGCAAAAGTCACTGAGCTTGCAGCCGAACCTAGCGTGATTGTTTGTAGTGGTATGTAGGTAGGCGTTGGCATTATGCACCTGCTTTCAAGCCGTAGAGAGAGAAGCGAGAGCCAATTTGAAAAGGTGAAGCTTCTGGTAATAGTTTTATTTCAGTTATTGCCGCCGTATTTATGTAAAACCCTGAAATGAGACCGATTTCATTGCTTGACTTACCGCCGAGAGTCCTGACTGTGGTGTTTTTTAAAGTTACAAAAGGGTCAAGAATGTCTACAACTGAAGCCCCAAATTGGTTTGTTTCGGATAGATTGCCACTTATACCAAGAAAAATTTTGTTTGTTAAGCCGCTAGAAAAAGAAGAAACAGAACTACCATTACCAATCAAAAAATGACCATTATAGTTATTGCCGCTGTCTGCATTAAATTGTAAAAGACTTGACCTAGCACCACCTGTTCCAGCTACTCTTGCAACCATACGAATCTGCAAGTGCTGATAATCAGCCGCATAAGTTCCTAGTGATCCAAACGTTATAGAGGATTGTGAGGCTGTCAGAATCTCAGTGGCTAGTAGGTCATAGCTATCTACTGCAACTGCGCCACCTGCTGCTGCGAGTATCCCTAGAGGTATCACGCTAGGTCACCTATCAAGACAGCAGTTGAAGAACTCAAGAACAGTATCGAGGCAGCAGCCCACTGTGAGGCTATCGTTAGCGCTGCGTCTTTTGAGTTTAGTGTCACGCCTGAGCCTGCAAAGGTAATCACGCCTGTCCCGATGTTCACGAAGTCCACCCTGTCGCCTGCGCTGAATGTTGCGCTTGGCGCTGTAAGAGTAAACGTGCCATCGGCTGTTATCGTTTCGCCTCTGTCGCCAACTGCAAAGGTGTAGGCAGCGGTCTTGGCGTTTACCGCCGGAGTGAGCAAAGCTTTGTCGTCAAGTTGTGACTGAATCCCAGAGGTCACGCCGTCTACATAATTCAGCTCGGTTGAGTCTGCTGTTACACCGTCAAGAATGTTCAGCTCTGCGGTAGTTGCGGTTACGCCGTCGAGGATGTTTAGCTCGGCTGCGTCTGAGGTTACTCCGTCAAGGATGTTTAGCTCTGCTGCTGTGGCTGTTAGGTCGCTAATCTGTGAGGCAGGGATTGTTACTGCGCTTAGATCCACATTTAGAGTCACGTCGCCGCTTGTGCCTCCGCCGCTAAGGGCTGTCCCTGCGACTACCGAAGTAATATCGCCGGGGTTAGATACGGCCGCCCAAGCGCTGCCCGAATAGTACTGAAGCGAATCCGTGTCTGAAAGAAAAGCGAGCATCCCTTCGGCAACATTGTCACCCAGCGCTGAGGTTCTAGCTGCTGCGTCTGCATAAACTTGCACGACTTGATTCTGGAGCAAGCTTTGGAAGTCGTCTGCCTCGACTACTTCGCCTACTGCCCATAGTTTCCAGCTCATACTAAACCGCCGTAATGTTTCCGATTAGTCGGTACTCGTCTGTCGCCACACAAAGAAGTGTAGCCGCTGAATACTGATCGCCAATTGTGAAGCTGCCAGAAGTTGTGGATACCGCATCGCCTGCGATTGTTGCGGTGCTTGCGGTTATTGTGACCACGCCTGCGCCGTCTGCAATTATGTCCGCCCTAGCCCCGACCTGAAAGTCCGTGCTTGCGTCTACAGTTACAGTCGTCGCCGAGCCGTTGGTAAATCTGATTGTTTTATTTTCGTCTGTCGAGGCAAGCGTTCTAGAAGTCGTTGCGTCTGTCACGATTGTCGTTAGTTGGCTTGCCTGAGTATCTACTCCTACCCAAGCGGAACCGTTGTAAACCGTAAGCAAGTTTGTGTCGTCGAGGTAAGAAAACATCCCCTCCGCAACGCTAGCAATCCCACTGGTTCGAGCCGAAGCATCGGCAAATCGCATAATGGTTTGGTTCATTAAATAGGAATTGACGTCGGCTGCTGCAAGTACCTCCCCGGCGACCCACACTTTTTGTCCAGTCAAGTTACTCCTAAAAACCTAAAATGTTGTTTGAAGATAGTCTACCAAACACTAGGTCGGATAGAGTCCAAGGGCTTTTTTCAATCGTGCTGAAGCCAAGGCTAAGGATGTGTTCTATAGTCGACACCGAGTGGTCGATGCGAATAATCTCTGCGAACTTTGAAATGGCAGGAGCGATGCCGTTAGGCGTTAGCTTAATTTCTACGACGTCGGAAAGCTCTAAGGCAAGAAGCTGCGCCTGTTGAGTCAAGGTTCTTCTGTCAAGAATTACGTCGACCGAATTGAAACGGTACTCAGGTTCTTTGTATTTGTTGGCGTAAAGTTTTGAAAGCTCAACTAAATCTGAGTCGTTATTTATTAGCAAGCCCGTTTGATTTAGACCAAAAATGCCGTAGGTGTCTATAGAATCCAGCGCACGAGCAACTGCCTGCGTCCCTGTAATTTGTGAGGTCAAAACAATTTCGTTGTGCAGGTTTTCCGAGCCATACTCTACGACGATGTTTGAATATGGGACGCCTGTTCCGTCGTCTGCAAAAGTAAATCCCTGCGCATTGGAAGACGCCCTCCTGTCACGGAAAACAACCGAGCCTGCCTTTGAAATAAAGAACGAACCCGGCTCAGATTTTTCAATAGTTCTAAAGTAAGCCAAAGCGTTCGTGTTCTCTGGAATAGTGTCTGCCCCTAGCTCCATTGCGCCGACCTCAATGTCTCTTTGAGCTACAGGCCAAGCAAGTTCTGGCAAAGACAAGATTGTGTTTATTCTGTCGCCACTTTGTTGCACGTCATTGGTTCTTGTAAAAATGAACTGGCTCGCAAGTGAAGACGTTGCGTCTGAACACGCAACCGCAACCGTGCTGTCTCCGCTTGGTTCATAGAAAAGATTCCAGTCGTCAATCAAGCCGAAGAATTGAATCACTCCACCCGAGCTAATTCGGATTTGTCTCTTAGGAATAATCTGTCCTGCAAAAGGAGAGGCAGCGAACTCGGGGTCGAAGGTTCTGTCGTTGTTTAGCAATACAACATTTGCAAGCCCTTGGTCGTACTGATCGAGCTGTCTGTTCTTGCCTCGTTGTATTGAAATGCTTTTGACCTTGGCTGTCACGTCGTAAAAGATAGCGCCTGACAACGGAAAGCTTGAGTTGTCTAGCAACCCTTTTGTTTCGCTGTCGAGCGTAAAAAACGGAGCAGTTGGCGAGGTTACGTTGAAACCAATTTCGACTAGAGGTGTTGGGACTGCCATTAGAGCGGACTCACAATAACTTGTCCGCCACCTGTTACATACTTAGCCACAGTGTTACCCAAAGACTTTCCGACCATTGCTAGAGACTGTGAGCTGTCTGCCTTAACGTTTATGTTGATTGTTGTCCCAACTAAGCTTTGTGCGTCTTGACCACCAAGAACGAGTCTATTGGTTTTGAACCCTGCCAAAGTCTCAAGCGCAGAAGCTCGTTGCAGCTCTGTTGTCGAAGTTGCCCTAATAAAAGCTTCTGCTCCTAAAATGCGCTCGTCAAGGTATTTCGCAACACCTGCAACGTCTGAAGCCGAGTCTATAAGTAAACCGATTGCGCCTGTCGCTTGAGAGGCTGCCACCGTAACCGCTGAATTTTGCAGCGAACCACCCGGCCCAGTTGCGGCTTCAATTTCTTTTCCGACAGCAAAGCCTTTCACCTTTTCAAGCTTGGCTAGGAACTGGTCAAGCGTGCCACCAAGACCGCCAAACATTCCGTCCATATCTTCAATATCTTCTTGTAACTGAGACTTGATTCCAGACACCGAGTCGTGTAAAGCCACAGCAGCCTGCTCAAGGGCTTCGGCAAGCGTTGCTTGTTGTTGTACCAATGCGACTGCCAAATCGCTTTGAGTGGTCGCATAGAGCTGCTCGAGAGCAGCAGTAGCCAATCCTTGCTTCTCGTAGATTTCAGCCGCTAAGGTATCCATCCCATTTGCCGACTCAGTTTCTAGTGCGTCAAATAGGTTCCGGAGGTTTTCTTTTGTCTCAGGAGTTGACTCAAGGATCGCACCTGCAAGCTCGTTTCCTGTCTCGACTCCTGCTGAAACAATCTGCTCAATAAATGTTTGTGTAAAGCCCTGCGACGCTAGGTCGGCAGACTTGGACAACAACCCCTTGGAAGCGTCCAGCTTGGCAGTCATTGAGCTAATGAGTCCATCGACAGACTTGTCCTCGCTGCTATCGAACAAGCGCCCGACGTCGACCTCAACTGCCGAGCGGTATGCGTTGCGCAACCTATCTTGAGAACCTTGGACTATTCCTGCAAGCTTGTTGTCAAACTCTGTCTGTAGCCTAAGAATCGAATCGGCGTAATCCTGATTTGCCGTCGCAACCGTGTCGTTGTAATTCTTCTGCGCTGAAGCAAGCTGCTTTTGCGAGGACTTTATCATTGTTTGAACACGCTCGAAAGCAACATCTTTTGCACTTGGGCCTGTAGACACTCGGCTTGTTGATGGTGTGTTGTAAACAATCGGAACTCTAGGCCCCCACTTGTTACCGTCCCAAGTCATTGTGAACCAAACTTCTTCACCGGGTGCGCCGTAGAACGAGGTAAAGACTTGGCCCGGTCTTGGGTTGCCCGGCAAGCCCTTGTTCTGACCAGTAGGAGATGCAGGTATTAGCTCACCCGGAGCCATAATCTTGACCCCGGCCAAGCGAAGTGCCGCTTCCGTAGCTGCGTTTAGCTCGCCTGTTACTCCACCAAGCTTTAAATTGTTAAATCTGTTTAGCTCGCCTGTTGTTCCGTCAGTTGCCCTGTTGACTTCTCTTTGCTTGTTCACCATCCCGTTTAGGGAATTGACAAGTCCAGCAGTGGCAGCA